ACACGCTCGATACGTTTGATGATGTACGGGATATCGAACAGTTGTACGTTCCAACCCGTGATCACATCAGGGAAGTTAGAAATCCAGAAGTGAAGGAATGCCTTCAGCAGACCCACCTCAGTCTTGAACTCAAGGTAGTCCACGTCAGGGTCTGTCGCCTGATACGGGCGAGAACCAAACACAGTGATACGACCAGTGTGAGAGTCCTTCAGGGAGATTAGAAGAATCTCCTGATCGGCAGTCTCGATGTCAGGGAAACCATTCTCAGCACCAGTCTCGATGTCAATAGTAAAGATACGAATCTGGTTCATATCAAACTTCATCTCATCCCAAGGATACTCCTCAAGGATGTACTGGTTATTATATCGTGTCTGACCATACACAGGAAAGTCTGCCATCTCCTTATGGGTCTCGACAAACTCTTTCGCATCTTTAATAGTGCCCTGCTTGACAGGACGTACACGCTTGCCATCGAGTGTCTTCCACTCAGAAGGTTTATTGGTAGGCAAGAACAGTGTCGGGTTGAACTTCACCCGATCACTGAACTGCCGACCATGGTCATAACCACGAACCAGGATAGTGTTCCCAGACTGTTGAACACTGGTATAAAACTTCATTCCGTCTCTTTGTCTTTCAGGTCATAGTAAAGTGCCGAGTACATGGCGCTAGGATCACAAATCAAAGTAATGTCTGATGATCTAACAACCAGTTCTCGATCGTCGCTGAACTCGGGAAAGGGCACTGCCCCATCCCGAGATACCTCACAAGGGTATTTTAGCACACAGTCAGGGTCACCGAACTCGACGCCACCCAGTTCCTCAATCTCTGCTACAAGCCAATGCCCGTCAAACTTGAGGAGTTTAATCATACTACCTCAGGGACAATGGCAGGTTCTTCAACCTGTTGGAAAGGTTCGGCAATAGGATGTTCATCAGTGTTAGCACCAACGCCAGCAGTGTTAGGAATAGCACCACCCACTGCCTCTTGAATAGCTTCTCGCTGTGCTGCCGAGTTCTTATCTTCCTGCTGATCTACTTTATTTCGATAAGCTTGTGCCAAACCAGGATCAGGAGTTCCAATAGTTAGAATACCATCATAAGGAATACGATACTGATTATCCAAAGAATATGGACACCACTTACTAAATTTAACTTGAAGATCTCGGGATGGATCATCTGTGTTAGGAACACTAATTAATTCAAGTTCATAAGGGAAATTCATAACAAGACAAACACCCTTACGTTCTTCACCCTCTCCTTCGAATACTTCTTGTAAGATAGTAATCAATTTATCACCACTCTTAAGAACTACAATAGATGGTTGAAGTTCAGCAGGTTGATTGTTTTCTTCAGTCATTGTTTTTGTTTCTCCGTTTTTTCTCAAGTTTATATGCTTCAAATTCCGCTTCATTTAATAGTGGATGGAGCGGTTGTACTAGACCAATGTATGTATCATACACATGCCAAGTAGGTTCTGCTACAGCAACGATATTTTCAAATGCAATTCTGAATTCTCTAGTAGAAGAAAAAGGACTCCAAGCAAAGAAATTCATTGAAGGTTTTTCAGGGTCATCTGTAGCGATGACCTTCATTGCCATAGGCATAGTGACAACAAAGCACAAAGGATTGCCTTCGGTATCTTTCAATTCTTCTAGACCAGCAATTATTTGCTCTCCAGTAGTTAGATGTAGTATGTTAATAGACATAATTAATCTGTGCTCACGTTATTATAGCAAAAAAACACAGGACCCACAAGGGGTCCTGTGCCAATATTTATTCTGTCAGCAGTTGCTTCTCTGGCGGTCTTCCACCAATCTCATACACTGTCTTCTTCTGATGATCTGGGATAATTTTCTCCAGCGAAACACACAATAAACCGTCCACAAAATCTACATTAGTCACTCTAACATCATCTCCTAGTTGCCACGTTCTAGTGAACGATCTCTTCGATACTCCCTTGTGTACATACTCGACTTTAGGATCCGTCTTTGCATGTGTCGTGGCAATTCTGAGAATGTTTGATTCAGTAGATACTTCAATCTCCTCTGGTTTAAATCCTGCCAGAGCGATTTGAATTTCGTAATTACTGGTGTCATGTTTGATTAGGTTATACGGAGGATAGTTCTTATCATGATGTGTCATAGATTCCAATCTATGGAACATATCATCCAAACCTACAAAATGAGGGGAGTAGAGATCCCACTGGTAAGTGTTAGTCATTATAGTTCTCCTTAGTTAAGCGAGAGTTAGTTGTGTGGACCCTTACGGCATCCACTACTAATTATAATGGCACATAAAAAAAGTGGGGTGTTGTATACCCCACTGATATGTTCGGTTTATACTTCAGTCTTCTTACGACCGATATTGTATTTACTTTCAAGCGTCCATTCATCCTTCTCTTTGAAGGCAAGGACTTTAATTTGATTAAGTGGAGCAACGTCAGAAATTTTATCGCTCTCCACTAATGAAACAAGACCCCAATCAGAAAGAAGTTGGATGATCCTGTTCCGTCTTTGAACATCATTCAATGAAAGATTTGTGCTCTTTCCATCGAGAGCAAACAATTCTTTAAAGTGAACAATGTAATACTTTCCTTGCTTATGAAGGATATGACACGACTGATATAGCTTTCGTTCTTTTCTGGATGCTACACCAATACGTGTAAGAGTTTCTCGAACCTTGAGGAAGTCGTCAGGTTGTCCCAAGGTAACCTCCACCATATCGGTAGGTTGCCAAGTTACTTCAATTTCTGTGCTCATTTCATGCCACCTTTATTCAATGTCTTTCTTATAGAATCAAGTTCCTCTTTAGTGAGAATGTTTAAAGCTTCTAATGCTTTATTATGACTGTAACCATAATATTGCTTTACAAGTTCTAACTCTTCAAGAGTTTCCTTGCGTAACCAGGGAGTGAAACGTTTCCTCGGTTTCAAACTATTTATAAAAAAGTCATACTGTAGTCTTTTATCGAGATGAGGATTCTTATTCATCTCGTTGGCATACAGAATGGTATCAGTAAATGATGACAGGCACTTATTAATAATAAAAGGTGGATACTTTCTCTCCACCTCAGGGTCATCCTTAAGGATATTCTTCTTAGATTGGTTTATGCTGTACAGGTAGTCTTTGAGTTCCGCCATTCCAGTGTCTGATCACTCCGCTAATAATAAAAAGATTAGTAATGAAATAAGTGAGAAGTATAATAGTCCGTATGATAGCAATGTAATCTGCTTCTCTTTCATCTCGCCCCTCCTTCTGCCCAAGTGCCTTCGCCCACAGTCTCCACATTACCTGAATACAGCAGTGACACCAACGACCTTAGCATTAGGGTTACGAGCGAGAGCAACCTCACGTGCTTCCTGATAATCACGGGCGATGACTTCTTCCTTGAAGACCTTGCCAGCAACGTAGAGTTTGACTTCACACTTCATGACGGTTCGCCTACAATGGTGGTTAGGTAGTTGTGGAGAACGAGTTCCTTTCGTTCTGCTTGATCTAGTGTATAGGATCCCACGCTCCTCATGGTGTAGGTGTGTGCAAATTCAGCAACTGACCACCCCTTGAACCGATCTCGGATCAGTTGGGAGTTGTTATAGGAAACCAGTTGAGGAGCGACAAAACGATCACAATTAAGAGCAAACTTATCGTGATCAAATCCTTTGTGCATTGATCCTTTACGCCCATAGAGGTTATCCTTAATGTCATAAGGAGGATCAAGATAAGTAAATACTGCTTTATCATCTGTCAGCAACTCTTCATATGAGAGGTTGGTGATCTTCCAATTGGCAATTAGTTTTTGATACTCAGGCAATCGGTCGATTCCTGCCATTGAGAAGTTGCTATCGCTTGCTTGCTTGGAGAAGGAACTTGATTCGGTGAGACCAGAGAAAGAACACTTATTAACCACATAGAAGGAAACAGCACGGTGGAAATCTTTAGTGTCTTCCACAGGTCTTGAAAGATATTCTTTCGCACTATCAAACAAAGTTCTGGCAGATGCTTGATCAATGTGTCTTTGTTTAAGTTGGACAAGTTCGTCTCTAAGTGCTTGTCCATGATCCTGCAGTTCTCGCCAGAAATTATAAAGAGGTTCGTAGAGATCGTTGACCCAGATATTCAAATGGGGATAACGTTTAGATACTTCAAGTGCTACAGAACCACCACCCAAGAATGGTTCACGATATTCATCGTAATCTTTAAGGTCAGGAATGTATTGGAAGAGTTTACTCAGGGCACGACTCTTCCCCCCTGGATATCGAAGTGGCGTCTTCAGTGATTTCAAAGTTTGGGGCATGATATTTAAGGTATTCCCAAAAGGTTAACTTCAATTGTTTCTGTGTCATGCCACAATGAGCGGCAGCAGCAGGTAGATTCATTGTAGCATGAAACAAAGCTTCGTGTGCTTCTGCTACGTTTTCTGGTGTGGTCTTAACTTTCTCCGACAAGTTCAATGTCCTCCACACAATCAACAGTTACTTCATGTTCACCAAAGCGATACCAGTGATTCATTTCACCACAAATATCTGGACGTTCTCCAAGATACTCAACGTCATCACTTTGATTTTCTCTCAACCACGCTTGGAGTCGGTGGTGCATTAATTCGCTTTTACTAATCATTTGAATTCACAACTCATCATAATTTCAGTTAGACATGCCAAGAGATTGATCTCCTGGTCAGGAACAATATGAATGTCCCTAGAATATTTGGCAATGATCAACACTGCTTCAGGAATAGATGCTGATTTGAGTTTATCGTAAAGAACATCATAGAGTTTCCTCATCACAGTAGTAGGATCATTATTAATATTATCAACTACCCACTTTCGTACAACAGTAAACTCTTTATTCTTCAAGGACGATACAAGAGAATCGATAGTAATATCTGCAACATCAGCAAGGATAGCGGAATTGATACTACCAGTGGCAGCAAACCGCTGACATTCATTAATAAGACGACGCCAATCAGGGTAATAACGTTTAACCACTTTAGCAAGAACCTTGTCCTCGTACTGAACATTTTGTTCCTCCAGGATTTCTTTCAAACGAGTAAAGAATGCTCCCTGTAGAGCGACTGCTTGATCAGTATTGATCTTAAAGTCAACTACAGTACAACGACTATGTAGTGGTTCAATAATCTTGTTTGGAAAGTTACAAGTAAAGATGAAGCGGCAGTTATTGTGGAACTCCTCCACGGCGGTCCTGAGAGACAGCTGAACATCGTTAGTGGTGTTGTCTGCCTCATCAATGATGACGACCTTGTGGGCGCCCCCAGAGGTCAGGGAGACCGTTGTAGCGAACTGCCTGACCCGATTCCTCACAGTGTCAAGGAAACGACCCTCGTCAGACCCGTTGATGACGATGTAAGAGGCACCGATCTCGTCACACAGTGCCTTGGCAACGGTAGTCTTACCAATGCCTGCCGTTCCAGCAAGCAGCAGGTTAGGAATCTCTCCCTGTTCTACAAACCCGTGGAACGACTTTTTGATATTCTCAGGTAAGATACAGTCAGCAATTTTGCTGGGACGGTACTGTTCAACCCAAAGAAATTTTTTCATAATCAAATAAAATTAGCGTTAATCAAGATACGATTTGGATGCTGTACAGGAGAGTGACCAGTATGGTAATAGTCTCCATCAAAGAAACACAACCGATTTTTCCTAGGAGCAATTTTTTTCTGGACAGTGTACTCATCACACAGACGTTTTTCATTATACACCATAGTATATCCATCAGAATCTGACACATAATATATGGCAGTAATATTTTTGACTCCTGCTAGATCAACATGAGCTGGATGTAATACCCTAGAAGTATTAGCAACCGTCATGTCAATACGTGCTCTAAGAAGTCGTTGAGCACCAACAGTATCTTGTACCTGTAACAGGAAAGGTTTTAACATCATACTAGCATATGTGTTAGTCCACCCACCTTCAACTTCACTGAAGAGAAGTAAACTAAATCCGTGTTCTACTGGAGATTGATTTTGTTGATATGGTTGTCCAGAACTACGGGGTTTAAAGTACCACTCTTGACCATCTGATTGAAGTTGAGATTCAATTAAATTAGCATATGATGGTGTCAGGAAGTTGTCAACCACTCTCATGGTTCGAGAGCAATATAGTATACAAGATCGAGATTAGCATGACGCCACTCGGTAATCAGTTTGCTGGAGATCTTCACATTGTAGTCACCAGGATACAGTTTCAGGTTCTCAACTTTCAGGAACAACTCATAAGCACCAGTAGCAGTGCCTTGAATCTCCTGAGTGTAAGCATTAGCAGTGTCGTTCTCTTTATCACACAGATTCAGACTGATAGTTCCATCTTCAGTAGAGACAAAAGAAAGATCGGGGAGACTATAAACACCAGATGCTTTCTGAAGCTGAACAAGATCCTCAGATGACAGGGAGAATTCCATGTCAGCACCAGGGAACTTAACGTCACGTTCTGGAGCAGACTTCAGGGTGATCTCAGGATCGGAAAAGTAATACTTAGCAGAGCGGCGACCACCACGAATGGTAACATACTCATCGTTGTCAAAGTTAAGACCAGGATCTTGGAACAAACTCAGACCCATGAGGAACTGACCTAGGTCATAGAT